GAAGTCCACGGATATGATCCACTACCTAGACTCTCTACCCGTAGTTTAATATAACCATCACTTTGGACCAACGAAAACCGTATATCTGAGGTATCTCCAACATCCGTACTGGATATGTCTGTAACTGTCGTATTACTACCACTCCATCCTGCCAAAATAACGCCTACACGAAGGCCACCAACACGGGAGGCGACATACTCAACCGTTGCGGCACAGAAGCTGCTAGTGGGGATGAAAGGTAGTACATATTCTGTTGCCCCGAAAATACCCGATGTAATTGATCCCGTAAAGATTAAGGATACAGCTCCGGCGATTAACTTATATTCGTTGGATTCTACACGATTGGGAACGATAGTAGAACCACTAACATATGTTACTACTTGGGTAGAACTACTGACAGTTCCTGCAGGTACACTCGCTGCATTTACCGCATAACTTGCCGTGGTAGCAAATGAACTGGAAATTGCGTTACTTGCCCAACTGCTTGTACCTATTAATACTCCAGTAAATGAACCCGTAAATGAAGATGTATTTATTTGATTTGTATTTTCCCAAAGACCCGATGTGGAGTTGTATGATAATACCTGTCCATTTGTTAAAGAACCAGTATTGATTAATATATCATGTATATCTTCCAAATGCCCACCAGATGAAGGTCTTACAAATAATACCCCTACCGATTGGTGTCTTGTTATGATAATAGCAACCGTAATTGCATGTTCGGGTTTTACATTAGTTAATTTACCGGCAACGGTTGGGTGAACATATAATATATCACCAACTGCCCAAGTTTCATCACCAACCGCAATTGAACTTGCTGTTGTTCCTCTGGTATCTAAACCTCTAACATATCCAAAATGAGTTACAAATCCGTTTACTCCATTAGATATATCCTCAGTTGCTATACCTAAAAATCTAACCTCCCTAACACTACCATCTGCGGTATAAGGTGATGCTGTAATTCTAGCACTACCGGCAGTTACACCATTTGCATAAACTGCAGTCCCATTTGGTATTTCTATTCCGGTTTCGTTTCTTACCTCATAAAAGAGTTCTTGTCCGATTTGCTGAACAACATTTCCACCCTTCATTCCCAAATCCAAAGTTCCATCGGAGTTGTTCCAAGCTAATTCACCAACCCCAACGGATACTCCCGCAGAAGTGTTAAATCTTACTGCATCTGTTAAAACTCTCGATGATGTTACTGAGCCAATTATAGTTTGATTTCCATTAAATTGATTTGAACCAGTTGTTGCAAATACGGATGAATCTAATCCATCTAATAAATTTGCATTATTTGCATAACTGCTTGTACCTATTAATACTCCAGTAAATGAACCCGTAAATGAACCCGTATTAATTTGTCCAGAACTGGAAACAACTCCTACGGGTAACGTTGTAATTGCATTTAGTGCATATGATGCCGTGGTGGCAAAAGATGCGGATATCGCGTTGTCAATTGAACCACTAACTGCAAGTGCATAACTAGCTGTGTTTGCAAATAACGCAGATACCGCTAGCGACGGCAAAGAACCCGTTCGTTGAACTACTAACGAACTGGGTTGTACACTTACCTTATAGTCAGGTGATGTTTCAATATTAACACTAATATTTGGTACATCTACTAAAACTTTATTAGCGTCACTATTTTCTCTGACTACAACGGTTATGTCGGGTACACCTAAGTTAATTGGCCGTAATGATCCACTCATTAATTATCTCGTAGCTGTGGGGCGTACCGTCAATGCTCCTTCTAAAATTCTTCGTTTAATTGGACTAACTGATCCACTAACCATATTCACATCATACACATATTTTCGTTGTGTTAGTGTCAATGTTTGATCAGGAGTTAACTCTACAATAATTGAACCAGAATTTAATGGGGTAAGCTTTGTAATATTAAATGTAGCGGCAATTTCGTCGGTGGTATAATTTTCTCTAACTTGACCACTAAACACATAATCGGTTATATTAAGTGGGATACTTCCACTATCACTGATAATGGTTGCTGCGATACGAAATGTTTCACCCTGACCTACATTGAATTCTGTCAGTTCTGCCATATTATACACCTATAAAAAGTATCCACGCTGCCTCTATATAAATATGGAATTAATGTATTCAACTCACATTTATGATAGAAAATATAAAACTCCCCTGTGATATTTCTACCACAGGGGAGTTTATAACTACAGTTATTCGTATATTAGTAGTTCAATACACAATAATCTGGTTGGATAGTTAGGGTAATTTCTGCAACTTCACCCGTATCACTCCATTCTAATCCACCAAAATCTACTTTGGTGATTTGTGCACCCTTTATAATCCATTCTTCAACCTTATCACCAACAGGTCCAAGAAGTTGGAGTGTTAAGTCTTTCTTGTAGAATTCAGCGTATCCATCACGACCCGTGACCGATTCGTGGTGAAGACGGACCCATTCCATAACTGCCTGTGCACCTGACGGTACAATTGGATCATAGAGCGTCATTTCCATTGTTTGCCATACACTAACACCTTTCACGAAACGAACAGTATTGATATGCGGTAATTTAATTGCTTCTTGATTCAATACAGGTCGGGCAACTTTCTTTACGAGATACGCGGGAATACCTTCAATCAATAATAAAAATCTATTTTTGACTTTTGGTTCAAACGCTGTGAAGAAAATTTCGTTTTCGGCTACTATATTGTTTGCCATTTGTATCTCCTAACTGATTTAACTATAAATAGTCGATAAAGTAAAAATATAACTCAATTTATTACGCCCCAGGAAATACTGCACCTGTTGGGAGAATGTTGAATTCAAGTTTAATGAATTCAGCAGTTTTTGTTGGTTGAAGATACAGTTGACCAACTAAGATATTACGATCAATCACATCTGGTGTATTATTGGTTTCATCCATAATAACACGGAATGCGTACAGACCTGATCGTTCTTGCACATTTGCTAAATACGGATTAGCGATATTCAAGAAACGACGACGAGTTGCTTCAACATTTTGTTCAAATACAAGGAACCGTGCCGAACTTGCGATAAATTTCTTCACTGCAATTAATAAGCGACGAACATTGATTCGATCAAGTGCCGATGCTCGGCGTTGTAATGTCTTTTGACCCCACACGCAGATACCTTGTCCTGGGAACTGTGCAATTGGGTTGACTTTTCCTTCATACAATTGATCTCGTTGTGCTTGTGCCAAACGAGTTCTAACACCGGCTGCTCCTGGAATTCCACCACGATTTAAACCTGCTGGTGCAAACCATTCTGCTGCTACATTGTCATTGTATGCATATACTTCTGGTAGTGATACCGAAGGTGGTACAAATACTAACTTATTAGTATTGTCATCAAGTACTCGAATCCACGGGAAATATCCTGCCGCGTAACTTGTATCAAGTAATGCAGCTTGATTGACCGCCGATGTAATGGTTGAACTTGCTTGTGCTAAATCCAGAATGTAGAAACAATCACCACGAGATTCACATATACTCAATGCGTAATTTGCAACATACGGATGTAATTCATACACGATACCAGGTAATACTAACAAGTTAATATCATACACATCTGGGTTTGCAATATTATCCAATGCTTTCTTATATGCCTTAGAACCATCACTTACACCAGTTTGACAATTAAATCCTTGTGTATTTGTGTCAGTAATTGCTTCGTACATGTTAATATAACGAGCCGGATTATCACCATCAAATCCACCTTGGAACGGTACAGTAAATTTCAAATCTTTGGTTATCGATGAGTAATCTAAGTAGTTTGTTGTTACGGCATTTCCACTATCATCATACAATTCATTTGATGGTAGATTTTCTAAACTAAATGCTGTTGCTGCTCCCAATGTAGTTGATCCACTTGGAAGTGGTGATAGATACGACATGTTAGTATTTAATGAATCAGAATAGGTAAATCCATAGAATTCAAAACTATTACGAATTGCTTGTGTACTATATCCTCGGGTGCTACCAGAAATCCACGATGATGACAAGAATGTCGGAGCAATTACCTTACTAATTTCTGTTCCAATTGGTGTACTAAGCGGAGCAAATCCAAATGGTACTGCGTCCGTTGGAACATCATTTGCACCAGGTGCCATTTCTACACGAATGTAAATAGAAGTATTTCTAAATTCACCTTGGAAATACCGTTCACCCGTAACAGTGTCATCATACGGAGCACTGTTACCAATGCGGCGTGCAATGTAATTTGAACTGTCTGGATCCATTGTTAAATTATCGTATTGTTCAAGTACGACCGCACGTTGATCGGTGTCGGTAGCATCTCGTACAACCAATGTGAATGTACCCCAATCTCCATCAAATTGTCCTTTCTTTGGACCAAGGATGGATACTTTGACATCATTATTAGCAGCGTTACCATCGGACAATGTATGAATCTTGAAAAGATTTAACTTTTGTCCACCTAATGTTTGTGATTGAATATACGGTGTACTTGCATTGGTATATATTCCAAAAATACTACCTGAGAGATTCAATGCTGCTGAGCTAGTTGCGGCAGACATACTGACCGCGGCACCTGCTGCTGTTATTGCCTCAGGGAAAACTGAATAGATATATCCTCTACTATTTCCATCGGGGCCAAATCCAAGATATTTTCCTACAAATGATGCTGCGGTTGTTGTGGTACTTAAACCACTTGAACTGACTAATGATGACCCAGAACCCAATTGCAATGAGAAATTTGTTGCAGGTCCTGTTGCGGTTATACTTGTTAATGTACTACCCGATGTTGTTGGATGAATCACCGCATATACAAACGAACCACTAGATCCGGTTGCGAATAAAATGGCGGATTTATTTACTGCTGAGTCGTATCCATCTAATCCAAGAACACGCACTACGGTTGCTCGTCCTGATTCACGGAGGTAATTCTTTACCGTAAGACCAAGGAACGATTTGTTATCAGGGGTACCAAAAATGTTTTCAAATTGTTGTTGACTTTCAACAATCGTTGGAATGAATGCTGGACCTTTTGGTGTGGGTCCAATAAATGCCCCGCCGATTTCAGAAATGCCTTGTTCTAAAAAACTAAGGTCACGTTCTTGCGTGAAAACGCCAGGACTAACAATGCGTTCTGCCATACGGAATCTCCAATATTACTTATTTCTCAGGGGTAAATACACCGGTATCGATGTCTAATGAACCTACGCCATACTTTTCCAGTAACCCATTAATTAATGATTTTTCTTTTTCTAACAAACTTTTATATGTACTAGTTTGTTCAATCAATTTATTTTCTAGTTCTTTCGTTTCTTCTTTTAAAAGATCCATTGTTAGTTTTAATTGACCAACATTAGAAATAACCGTCACTACTTGTTCTCGCAATTCTGTAACCGACGAAATTTCTTCTTCGGTTAGTTTGATTGTCTCGTTCATAAAAAACCTCGTTATTATTGATTATAATATCATCTATATCATAAATATAGGTTATTTTCGTCAAACATTGCTTTTAACGGGTTTCTGTTTCGGTAAAAGTAACTACTTTTTTAACGGAGAATCTTTCTTGTGTTGTCTGCATCAATCTACCGTGTTTATCGACCATTCGTTCTGGTAAGAGATATGCCGAAACATTCAATGTAAATGTGGTTTTTACTAAACGGTCTTTTTCCACAGGTAAACTATTATCCATTTTATATTCGTCTATTCTGGTACGGAATTTATACCGATTACGATCACCCCAGTATTCATCGTCTTCAAATGACACTTGTTCTATAAGTTTATTCATTTGTTCCATGTATTCTGTCCAAATCACACATTCGTAAGTAAGATCAAAATAATCGGGGGTGACCGTAGTAATGTATTTTTTTACGGGTTTAATCCCATTTACCGCAGCAAATCTGTCATACGGATTGTATTTATTCCATCCCGTTTCAAATGTCCGTTCCAAATACTTATTTACCGATGAATTTCTGTCTGTACTTTTCTTCATACCCGACCGACGAAGCATAATTAACGGTAATTGAATTTTACCTTTATAATCACGAAGTACACCATCTGTTTGAACGCTTTTCCATCGTTCTGGATTTCCATAAATAATAGGTACTTTAACTTGTCGATTGTCTTGTGTTACCAAAGGACGAATTCGTTGATTTAAATATTGTAT